TCTAGCATTGTTCCATTATCATCTGTTTTGTCTTCGTTCAACATTGTTTGTTGGATGACTTTCGATTTATTTTTCATGGTAGCAATTAAATTGCTTACCTCTAAATTTTCTGTACTCAATGGCGAGCCGCCTTTGTACTTATGCTGTAATGGCGAATCATCTGATGAAAATGTTTTTCCTATTTGTTTTGCTGCAATTGGATCTCTACCAAATGTCGAATCATGAGACTTTCCACCGATAGCACCTTTTGGTCTACCTGGCCCTGCTACATGCTCTTGTTCCTGGCCAGGTAATAATCCTCCTTTGTTTGCAACATGCATTGAAGCAATATCATGAGGGGTTCCAAATGATTGATTTGTCTTTCTTGGATCATTACCTTCACCTTTAATTTGTTCTCTTCTGAAACCTTCTTTAAGATCTAATATTACTTGTTCTTGTTCTGCCGTCCATTCATCTTGACTCAATCCAAATATATTTTCATATATCCATCTTTCTGAAAATAAGTTTGATTCTTTCATTGATGTTGCAAGTGTGATCTTTTCATTTAATGTTTCAACTTTTTGCTTTTCATATATAAGAGATGGATTTGTCAATGATAGTTCAAAATCAACTAAATCTTCATTTTTAAATCCTTGAGAAAATAAATGTACAATTGCAATCTTGGTTAATTCAGAAACAAATATCTTTTGTATTCTTTCTATTGTTCTAGCAAATCTTACATCTTCTGCAGCTAATGTTGCTTTACCTTCTACTCCTTCATCATATCCTAAAAATGCTTTAGGTATTTTTAATGCAGAAAACAATTTATTTTTCAAATAATCAATATCTTCAATAGCTCCATCACTAGATAATCCTGGCAATGATTCTATGTTAGTTCCAGACTCTCCTCCTCTAACAGGTAAAAAGAAATCTTCAATCATATTTTGCATATTGAATTTAAGATTATAATCTCCTGTCTTTTCATCTATATAAGGAACCTTCTTCATTTTGTTGATAATATTTTGAATATGATTATCAACTTCAGCTGGTGGTATATTACCTACATCAATTTTAAAAATTCTTCTTTCAGGCGCTCTCATGATTCTTTGAATCAACATTGCATCTTCCATAAGAGTTAATTGTTTATAAATTTTTCTAGCACCTTCGATCATTGATTTACCATATGGCAAAAAGTTTGTATCTGATAACAATCTAAAGTGGGCAACTTCAAATGGTTCAAATTCAGTCGGAGACCCACCGCCGCCACCTGCCCATTGATTATTTCCGCCACCATGTGTATTTTCCATAGTAAATTTATATGCATATGGATTTTCAGGATCAAATCCTTCATCACGTCTAATTTCATATGCCGATATTGGAGTTACATTAACGATGCCAATCTCTTCTTCAACATCTAAATGTAAATAAAAGTCACCATATTTACATGCATTTCTAATCCATGGCCATAAATTGTAATCAATATTTAACACATCATAAAATAAATTTCTTAAAACTTTTCTTATTTCATCATTAGGAGATGTAATAGTTAAAGTGTCGCCATCTGCATCTTTAACTGTCGATTCATCTGCATATATGTCTAAGGCCGATGATAATATCGGGTCCATATCCATTGCTTCATAATCTGTAAATAATTCTATTTTAGATGTATGAAATGTTTGACTTTGATTGTATGTTCCGTAACCCGGCATACCTCTATGTACGCCAGAAAATCTATCAACATATCTTTTGTTGGTTAAATTTCCTGTCGATTGTAATCGATTTGTATCAACGGCTTTAAGACGATTCTTTGCAATTCTTCTAACAACTACATTTGTTGCAAATAATCTGCCTAACCGCGCTCTTAATGATGTGTCTGCCATAATTTTCCAATTTTATATAAATATCTTGTTACTCCAAAAGCCAGGTTAAATCTTCATTGTCCTTATCACCTGATTTCCATTGCCAATCTTTTGGCCTATCTGTTCCTGTTGAATATACGCCAGCCGATTTACCAAACCCTCCTAATGCTTTTCTAGAAAGATCTACTCCTTGTTGATGTAATCTTAATGCAGTATCTCTGACCCATAATGCAATTCCAAATGACATTACTAAGTCATCGTTATATCCTCTTTGTGCTTCTGCTCTACTACCATTCCATATAAAGACATATAATTCATCTACCAATCGTTTTGACTTTACAACCGGTGATTTTTCTCTAAAATATGTTTCTAGTTTAGATATGATTAAAGGCCTTGTCTTTGATGTGGTAGAGAATCCAGGAACTTTTTGGCCTTTATTTTTTAGATCATATCCTTTTCTTAAATGTACATCTTCATCTACATATGCATCTTGTTTGTAAGAATAATATAAATTTTCATATCCTTTATCAATTGCAACTTGTATAACTGCCCATCCTATATTTGCATTTTCAATTACTAGTAATGCATTATTCCATTCTGTTGCAACTGCAATCAACATGTTACCATATTCTGTAGTTCCTATCTTGCCTTTATATTCAGCAACTTGTTGCATAGTTTTTATATCTAGTACATGAAATGCAGAATAATCTCCGCCATCGCCTCTAGCAACATCTGCTACTACTACATAAGAATTAGAATAGTTTGGATATTCCCAAATCCAATAATTGCCATCAAAGCCTCTTTTTTCTTTTGGATCTTCAACATATGTTTGTTCATACCACTGAATGATAGGGCCATCTACTACCGTATGACCAGATGATATAAAGTCACAATCACATTCTTGTGCTGCACTCTTTTCTCCTAATAATTCTGTTTGAAGATCTCTCCATGCTTGATCTCTTTCTGGATGTACTGTCCAATGTAATTTGATAGGATTAAACTGTCCGCCGGCTTCGGCCTGTGACCATGTTTTGTGAAATAGATTACCTGTACCATTCGGTGTTGATAACATGATAGCGCCTCCACCAGTTGCTAATGTTTGTTGCGCTGCGGTCCATATTTCATCAATTCTATCGACGAACGCCGCCTCATCAATTACTAATAATGATAATGCTTCAGATCTACCTGCATCACCTTTGGATGATATAGCTTTAATTTGTGAACCATTCTTAAATCTCAATGAAAGTTTATTATCTTCCATGGTCTTTCCTTTTAGCCATGAAGGTAAATTATCATGCATTACTCTTACTTTTGTAACAAGATTCTTTGCCACATCTTGTTTTGTTGCAATAACTAATACATTATAATCTGATTTGAAAATCATACACCATAATGAATATCCAGCTGATAAAGTTGATATACCTAACTGTCTAGATTTTAAAACAATGTTATATCTATTGTTTTTGAATTCATTTAATGCTTCTTCTTGGAAAGGATATAGATTGAAATACATTTTACCTTTAGTAGGATGTTGTATAATACAATACTTACGCATGAAATGTACAGGGTCTTGAGAACACCTTTTATATTCATCACGTATGATCTCTTTTATGCTTTTCTTTACCGCCATATTATACCTTAATATAAGAAATTATTTGCAGAAAAACAAATAAAAGGACTGCTTATTTTTTTCTTTTTTCAAATGAACGGCCGCCAAAGTAGGCACCAATAACTGTTATCAATACTAATTGTAAAAGGTCTGTCCACTTTTCTTCTACTTCAAATGCAATTGTTCCTGCATCTATAAATATCATAAGAACTGTACATACAACTAGAAATATAAGAACCATTGGCCTTACATTTTTAGATAACCAGGAATCACTATTCATATCAGATTTCCATCTGTCAGTGATATTTTTTTCCATTTCTATTTCATATTGTGCAACTAATTCTTTTATCTTTTGTTCTGCGGCCAACTTTTCTTCTTTAGAAGTATGTAGGTTATCAATTACTCCACCTACCCCTTTAACCAAATCAGCAGCTCCTCCTGAAAATAATTTTGTTAATATACTCATAACTTTACTCTATTATTCGAATGAAGCTCGAACGTCTTCTTTCAATTTATTATAATCCTTTTCTATTCTCTCAATAAAAGATGAAATATCAATTTCATTTCTTTCGCCATCTGCATTTTCCCAAGTAGTTTCTTTTACTTGTTGTTTCACTATCTCAACTTCTTTATCAGTATCTTTAAACCAAGCTTCTGCATTTGCTAGCATAATCTCTTTTTGATACTGTTTCCATGCCTCTGGGCCTTGTTGTTTGATCTCTCTTTCTTCTTTAATTACACAATCAAAGCATTTACCGCGTTTGAAATAAAACTTGAAGTTTAATCGTTTTTCATGATCACGCATATTCTTGCCACAACTGGGACATTTTTCTGGCACTGTGAGCGCTTCTTGAACTTTCTTAAGAATTGAATTTTCTGGTTGACGAGTTGTAAATCCATCATGTTGTGTAACTTTTGTTCTAAACCCTTTTGCATCGGTTTCAATCCATACTTTAGGCTTTCCATCTTCAAAAGATTCTATTACTTCTGATTTTGATGTATTTGTTTTACCTGTATAAATTGATTTACGTGTCTGAGTTCTATGTTCGCCAGCAAGCATTTGCTTGATAGCTTTTACATTTTGTAACTTATTGCTCATATTATTTTAGTTCCTGACGAAGCTTCATTTTAAGACGTTGTTTCGCGCTATCCTTAAGACCTAAGCCATTTAACATATCAATTACAAAATCAGATTGAACGGTTGCAGATTTGTTACCTAATGTTTGTTTTAACATTTTCATAGCCTGAGTCTTGTCAACTTTACCCATCTTAGAATCTAATGCTGCATTAGCTTCATCTACTGATTCACCTAAGCTAGCTGCTGCATCTGGCTTACCCATATCTCCTGATTGATAATCTTTCTTCATTAACATTCTTGCTAATTGTTTTGTTACTGCCGGATTATTACCTGAAATAGCTTGTACTACTTGAAGTAATCCTGCTGCTTGTTGTATAGGAGATCCTTGTCCTAATGCCTTTTTCAGCATTTTAACGCTGGACATTTTTTCTACCGAGCCTAATTTTTGCCCTACAGCTGTTCTTGCCATCGGTGCTTCTTTTAAAGATTCTTTGATCTGTTTTCTGATCATATTTCTTAATGTTGTTTCTTTCATTGGTTTGTCCCTTTATTTTAATATAAATATGCTATGTTTCACTTATCAATACTATTTTGTAAAGCCTTTATCCATAGCAAAGTTTGCTCTACTAAATTCTATTCTGTCTACAAATTTAACTCCATTACCTATTCTATCAACTGCAACATATCCTTCAGGTGCAGTGACTCTTAAGCCTCCTTTACCATCGTCTACAAAATGTTTTGTATTATAGATAGCATTATTATACTTGCGCACAAATATAAGTTTGGCATCTGATAATAATTTTGATACTTGAAATAGGTTCACTATATCTTGTTGTCTTCTTTGAAACATTTTCATTTGTTCTTGTCCGGCGGCAATGGCTTTTAATCTACCTTTTTCTGATTTTAGTTTTTCAACACGTTTATCAATTCTTGTTACTTTATACCACTTCTGAAATGCTTTAAATGATACTTTAGGATTATTAACAAATTGTCCAGACTTTATTTCTTTATTTAGATAAACATTAAGATCTGCCATTGGCAAGTTATCATAATTAACTTTGATAGAATCTGCCTTTTTAATTAATGATTGAACTTCCTTTGCTTCTGTAGTTGTTAATGTAACTACGCCTGTTGAATCTTTAAAGAATGCGTCATCAAACCAAACATTTCTATTTTGATTTAGGCCGGACACATCTGCTCCAAAGGTTGCTCCTCCTTGCAATCCATTATTATATGTTGTATGAAACACTATTCCTATTTTTGCTGCAGCAACTTCTTTACCAATATTAGAATCAGCTTCCACTGCATATGTTATTGTATTTGGTCTGAATGATAAATGCGGCTTGCCATCTATGTTTGTATTTTTGATCATATTTGAATCAAACATAAAATCACCTTGCAGAATATTTTTTATACCTAATGATGGAAAATATTGTAATGCTAATTTTAACTTGTCAGCAAGTCCTGGAGCCTGTCCGTGATTAATATCTATATCTTCCATTGTGTAGTTAATCTTAGGAGTCTTAGTATTAAACACAGATTTGGTTCCTACAAAGAATTTACCATTATCAGGATTGATGCCTGTAAAGATTGCTGGTGCTCCGTCCCATTTAACTGACGTATTTATTTTGGTATCTGAATTACCTGCTAGGTTCTTTAACAGTTCTATTAAGAACGACTTAGCTTGTTTATATCCAGATTCTCCCTGAGTTAAAACTAATTCTTCCAAATGAGTTAAATGTGTATTTGCTTTTGCTTCTGTTAATAATTCATTAAATGTGCTACCCCACCATTCTTTAGTTAATGCTTGTTTTTCTTCTTTTGGTATGATTCTAAATCTAGCTGCTGACTTACCATTTATTAGTAAATCTCCTTTTTGGCTCCATTGAATTGTTTGTACAACAACAGGCTTGTTCTTAAACTTGCCCATCATTACTGTATCTCCTATATTGATAGGCACATTGAAATCTTCCATTAATCCAGTTGGTACGCCTAATTTTTCATCTTTACTAGATTGAATCGAATCTTCTGCTCCTAGAAAATCTAAGAATTTATATCCTACAACTTGAGCAATTTTTGATATTTCTTTTTTCCATAATGAATATGCAGGACTACCTTTATAATTTTTCAAATAATCCGTACCTGCAAAATCTCCACCCTTTACTCCGGTTGGAAAATATGAAACTGTTAATGGAGGTCCGTCTGGATAATTTGTATCATGAACTTCAATTGGATTGTCTTTAACTATGTAATTTACTACTTCATATCCTAATCGCTTTGCCATCTCAGCTGTTTTCTTTCTATATGTAGATTGATTTCCATACAAATATCTAGGACCGTCATCTGCAGATGTATCACCTAAACCAGTTAAACTTCCTTCCACTAAAAATGATTCTATGACTTCAGATTTTATTTGAGAAAATTTTGTTTGCAACATGTTATATATTTTAGGATCAAAGAATCCCATAACATCTTTAAATGTTTCTGCATCTGCTGTTGCTAATACTTGTCTCAATGTTGTTCCGGACATTTCTCCAAAGCCTGGTATTTGGATATCAACGTGGGGTGCAACTACCAAATATCCATGTTTGGTGAATGGCTGTAATGTAGACTTATTGTCTTCATAATCTTGAAAATAACTAGGTTCTCCATTCTTTTTGAATCCTATTTTAAATCTAGGATTTTCTTTCATATCTTTTGCACCTACTGCAAACACTAATGCAGTTGTTTCCGGATCATACTTGCTAGTTAATTCTTGTGCTTGATATGGGTTTCGAACTTGAACAACATTTGTTATTCCATGCTTTTTCATTACCATTTCCTTTTCTTTGAAATTCAATGGAGATTTGGGTAATGCAACTTTGTCTGATGTTACAACAAATGTATTTGATTTACCAAATTTGCTTGCCAATTTTTTATAAACTGCAGCATGATGTTGTCCCATTGGTTGAAATCTGCCTGGATATACTACCAATACAGTTTTCACTGGTGATTCAGATAACATCTGTTCTATTATTTCGTGTCCTAAAGTTTTCATCTATATATAAATATATGAATTATGCGTTCTCTAATGCTTTTAATCTGGCTTCCAGGTCTTGTATTTTTGCAATTGCAGCCGTTAACACTGTCTGTTGATTTATGTTTACTGGGGCCGATCCTGTTGTATATAATAAGTATTCTGTATTTCCGTTGATGTATTTCAACTCATCCGGCGTATCAGCTGAAGCTGTTGCAAATGATGTAGACCCTGAATTATATACATAATCTGGCCCGTATACTGCTAACATTGGGTCTATTTCGGCACATTCTTCTGCAATAAATCCGTATGAAAGTTTGTTCGTGCCGACTTCATTGAATGATACAGGTCTCATATCTAATATCAAATCACCCAAGCTACCAGTGTCTAATGATGTGATATTTGTTTTAATTTTCCTAGTTGAAGTTTGATAAACTAATTGACTATCTGATGTATCATATGCTACGTTGTTGTAACTAGCAGCAGTAGACACTAAACCATATAAAAAATGATTATCATTGCGATGTTTTGCTGCTAATACGCCGGCGGATCTTAGTTCAACATATTTAGAGCCACCTGATCCAAATGTAGCATTAATGAATCCGCTCGTAGCATCTGCTCCTATTTGCATTCTGTTTCTTCTGGTAGAATCTGCTTCGTATACTGTTATTGTACTATCATTTCCGTCATTTTCGCCTAAGATTAGATTACCGGTCGTACCATTTACTGCAAAGGAACCACCGCCGGCTGTAAGTGCATTACCAATATGTATGTCTGTTTCTACATATGCATCACCATCATCATCAAGTTTAAATACATAATTCCCGTCTGTAAAACCGGCGGCATCCGTGATTTTGAATTCTTTGGTGTTAGCATCTATTCCTATTCTCCAATTCTGACCCCCATCATAGTCTGAATCGAATTCTATTACAACATCACCCGAGGTTCCAGTGCTATTAT